AAATGAGGATAAATTATGGCTTACTTAAATGCAAACATACCACCAACCTATGCACAGATAAGAAGAGAATATTTATATGATTGTAAAAAACATCATGGAGAAGTTGAAGACTGCATTATCTTTGGTCTTAGCGCTCTTACAGGTAGGTCTATATTATTTCATGCTATTATGGAAAACGGTGCAATATTTTATCGCTTACCAATTAGCGCGTTTATTCAACAGGGATTTGATGCATCCGGAGTGCCCACAAGACGACTTGATGAACTACAGCTCTGGAATTGTTTTTCTTATTATCCTGCTGTCAATCGTTGGGATATTTTAGACGGACAAGCCGGTAAATACATAGGGAAAGATAAAAAATGGCACGCAGGTAAATATTTATTTACTGTTGACTTTGCACATCCAGATAGTAACATACTTGACACTGATCATTCAGAGATTCCGCACGAACACAAGTGCGCTCACATAATTGCCTTAGATGATGGTAATTTTGCAGCACAGCCTAACAACAGATGTATATGGGACATACCTTCTTTCACAGTAAAAGATAGTATTCCTGACTGGAAAGTGCAGACCTCTGAGTGGAATGTAGAAGATAGTAGAGCTTGGCGTACAGAAGATACAGACAAGTTCTTCTATGAAATCGAGGAGAAAAAAAATGATTGATAAAGTAAAAAACATGGCAGACAAGTGCTGGTGCAATCACAAAGTATGTGTAATTATAATTGCAGTTCTTGTTATAGCTTACATAGCTAAGTAATTATTATGGAGTATGCTAGGATGGATTATAGGTTTACAGCGATATTAATAATTGCTATCTGTGTCCTAGCATTCTTCGGAGGACCTGTTAGATGAGTGACAAACCATTAAGAATATCAGAAGAGGCATCTGTTTCTATGCCTATGAAAACGGTCGCTAGTCTTATAATTATTGTTGCTCTTGGCACCATGGGTTATTTTCAAATATTAGAACGTCTTAACATTGCAGACACAAGGTTACAGATAATGGAAAAAGATCTTGAAGAAAACACAGAGTTTAGAATTAAATGGCCACGTGGTCAGATGGGATCACTACCTGCAGATTCTGAGCAATACATGATGTTGGAGGATCTATATAAGACCACTGACAAATTAAGTAAACATATTGATGACATGGCTCTAAACAAAGTAAACATAGAATTTTTATCTAAACAGATGGATAAAGTGTTAGCAGATATAGAAAAATTAAAAGATGCCAACAGAGAAATAGGTTATAAAAACGGGAGTTACAATTGATTGAGGCTGTAATAGGATTGCTTATGTTTGTAAACGGAGAGATAAAAGAGGCTCGTTTGCAACCATCAATGGCAGAATGTTTACGTGGCAAAAGAACAGCTGAGAGACAGTATTCAGAATCTGTATCTTATAAATGCTGGAAGGGTAAGGCAGAATTAGAAAAAAATATTGATGGATCTTTGTCTATAAAAAAGCTAGTATTGGAGTAATGAAAGTATCAGCAGAAATTGTAAAAGGAATATGTCCTTCATGTGAAGAAGATACTACGTTAGTAGGAATTACAAACCAATTATATAGATGTATGAATTGTGGTTCTGATTTACAACAGCATGTTAATGGTAAAATAACTTACCTACCAATTATAAACACACCCGCAGATAAAAACATTCAACCTTCTGTAAAAGAGTGGGAAGATGGCTAAAAAAAGTTTTAAATTTTTTACACCTAGAGATAAACCCAAGAAACGTGGACCACGGAAACACAAGAAAAACATGAATAAAAACGAAAAAAGACAGAAACGTACTCGAAGATATAAAGGTCAGGGTAAGGGTTGACAATTATCATTTAATATCCTATATATAATATATGAAAGAAATAAAGGAGAAAACAATGAAAAGACCAAAAAGAGACAAAGAACATATGGCAATACGTAAAAAAAATAATTTTGAAGATCGTTATGCTAAAGGTATTCATTTTGATATTAGATCAAAAGGATGTTGTTTTATAACAATGCAAACTCATGCAGGTCCACTAGAAGTTTATATAGACTCTATGGATGGATTGGATGATGCACCATTAGTAAAAGCATTTATACCAGGTAGAAAACCAAAGGAGGTTTTTGTAAAATGAAAGAAAAAACTATTACAATAAAAGTAGATGGTGCTGCTCAAGGTCAGTGGTCTAACCTTTTACTAGAGTTAAATTTAATAAAAAAAGCATGGAGACCTTTTGGTGTTGATATGACCTTAAAAGCACCAGGACTTAAAAGAATAATAGAATGGGGAAACAGAACTGGAGAATATGTTAGACCAACTAGACAAAAAAATAAAAAAGTTGGCTAATGGACCTCATACTATTAAGCGATGAACTTTATCATCTGGTAAAAGTAACAAAAGAGATGATAGAAGGTATAGAGTTATTAAGTGACGTAGATTGTTTTGATCTATGTGACATACTACGTTTACATTTAACTACATATTATGATGCACCGTACAATGTACATGTCATGAACGATGGCACTGGTGAATTTTACGGATGTGTTTGTAGATGATACACCTACCCTAAAAGAGGGAAAATGTAAGGGTAGGTTATTGGTGAGAAGATTAAAAACCCACTAACATTTATTAGTTATATAGTCAAATTATATTTTCTGCAGTGCAGGTAAACTTAATAAACATATTGTATTTATTGACTTCTTCTCGACCTATCTCCATCATTTTATTTATAGATTCTTCATACCCAAACATCAAACAATCGTATTGACTATCAAATAATGCTGGCCAAACATAGGGATCAAGACAAGTATTTGCTACCTGTGAACAAATAATTAAACTTAAACCTATTTTTATCATTGACAATCCTATAATCTACACTATATATTTGTTTTAATATGAAAGGAAACAAAGATGACTGACATGAGTAAATACAAAAATGTTTCACTAACAAAAGAAACATACAAGGTTTTAGAGACATTGTCGAAGTTAATTTTGCCCGATGCAAAGTTGAGTGTAGCTAAAACAATTGAAGCAATAGCAAATGAGAAAGCAAAAAAATTAAATGGCAAATTCAAAAAAAGTTAATAAAGTAACTTATATATGTCCTACTTGTAAGGGTAATGGTTACGTAAAAGTCGCATGCATTTATGAAAAAGAAGATATGGTTCATCAATGTTGGGACTGTGACTCACAAGGAGAACTATATGATTATGAAGAAGAAATAATGACGGTTCATTAATGATTTATGATTCTGGAGTTGCTGATACTGATAAAGCTTATATCGCTGGATTGTTTGACGGAGAAGGATCAATACATTTTAAACGGGGTGTAGAAAAGAAAAAGAAACACAAGGGTAATGGTTATAGATTATCTAACTCCATGCGTATTAGCATGGAGATAACCATGACGGATAGATCTGTATTGATGTGGGTTCACGAGGTGTTAGGTGTCGGCACGTTACGTAAGAAACCACGTAAAGGTAAAAGGGTTGATGGCACACCATATCTTATGCAGTACAAATGGCGATGTACATTTCGTGATGCGTATTATGTGTGTTGTCTTATCTGGCCCTGGTCACATACAAAATTAGAAAAGGTACAACAAATCATACAACACTACTCAGAAAAGAAACTTAACAACGGTGAAGTTATAGATCTTGATCAATACAGAAGAGAGATGAATATAGAATGATAGGTTTATTTTTTGTAGGTATAATTGTAACATTTACTATTGGATTGATTGCTTGGTATATTGTAAATAAATTTGTAATAAAAAAATGAAAGTTAAATTTTATATATGGTTGATGGGTGTAGCAGGATCTATCAGTGCGTGGGCATGGAGAGAACACGTCAAGATACTAAGATCTAGAAGACCTAAAACTTTACATGAGTTAGCTATGGAAGGTTATAGAAAAGAAAGGTTTGATGATCTAGAATGAAGAAAAGCGATAAGTATGACTATCACGAGGGTAAACAGATCACGGACCCTGAAACAGGAAAACGTGTCTACGAGATAAGTTCTTATAGACTTCCTAGTGTAACTACGATATTAGGAGCCACCAAAAATACAGAATTTTTAAAACAATGGAAGGCCAAAGTAGGTGAAGCAGAAGCAGACAGAATCAAGAATGTATCTAGTGCACGGGGTACCAGTATGCACAAATTCCTCGAATCTTATGTTACAGGCGTTGGTTACGACGATCTTACAGAACTCGGACAGGCGGCGCGTCCCATGGCCGATAAAATTATGGAGATCGGTCTTGCGCCAGTATCAGAGTATTACGGCTCCGAGGTTACGTTACATTATCCGGGTCTATACGCAGGTCAAACAGACCTTGTCTGTCTACATAACGGTGTTGAGACTGTTGTTGACTTCAAGCAGGCCAACCGTCCGAAGAAGAAGGAATGGATCGAGGATTATTATCTTCAGATCGCAGCATACGCCATGGCACACGACTACGTGTACGGCTCCAGTATCCAACAAGGAGTTATTATGGTATGCACGCCTGACCTATATTATCAAGAGTTCAAAGTCGAAGGACCTGAATTAAGGCGCTTTAAACATAGGTTTTTGAAAAGATTAGACAGCTATCATGACCTAATTCATGATGAGAAAGAACGAACAACACCAATGAAAGCAGAGGATTTTAATGCGTGATGATCTGATGGTACAACAGCAGGTTATCAATTCATGGCAACACATGGTTGGTGTCATCTGTCTCAATCAGACCGGACGTAAGAAGGTCAAGAAACTATTACCATCATTCTTTGAAAGATTTCCAACAGCAGAGGATCTATTAGAATCAGACAAAGACACGATAGCAGAGATGTTAAAAGATTTAGGCATGAAGAACGTCAGGGCTCACAGGATATGGAGAATGTCTGAGGAGTATCTTACCTGGGATGGTGAGGACGCGACAGAATTATTTGGTATCGGTAAGTATGGTAGTGATAGCTATGAATTGTTCTACAAGAAAAGGATACCAGATAATGTTCAAGACAAAGAACTTAAACGATATATACGAGAGGAGATGAATGTTTAGAAAAATAAAACAAAATAATCTAGACAAGATAAACAGATTACAATCTATGAAGACACATCCTGTAGGGGTAATAGGTAAAAGGGATGTGCGTATAAATAAATTAATAAGTAAATTATATAACAGAAAGGAACAAGTAAATGACTGATATAAAATGTGATACGTGTGATCGTATGTTGAAAGAGGAGGAGCTGGCTGAGAATAGAGATAAGAACAGAGTGCCTATGCCTTTTATGCCTGAACCTGGAGAAAGAGAATGTTTTATCTGTTACGTGGAGAGAGCAGATCTTGACGGACCTAATAATAATTCTTTTACTGGTCATGAAAAAGATGAGAAAGCATATCTCAGCACGTTAGCTGATTTTAAAAAAATAAGAGATAATTAATTATGACTGATCAGACACGATGGGGCATAGACCTTGTACAGGTACGAAATAAGGCATTAAAAAGGCAAAGGGACCTTGTATCACGGGCCATGGAACAGGTGGTCAAGATGGACGAATCAGGGATCACGGACCTTATGATACAGATTGAGGCAGAATACGAGCGAAAGTATGGCAAGAATGAGGAAGACAAACTTGTTCTTTAGAATGATTCTAAATAATTTTGCGAACTTTAGGGTTCGGAAAAGGCCCAAAAGTGCGAACTTAGGGTTCGGGAGCCTTCGCACTTTTTGTAAAAAACAGGTCAATTGTGTCCAAATTGTGTCCAAATATGACGTTTGCCACATTTCTGCCACAAAAGTGCGAACCCTACCCCCTGTTTTGCGAACCCATTTTACGCCAATGCGAAGCCTTGCGAACTTAGGGTTCGGGGCGTATTATTCAAGTATACCAACACTAATAGGTCAATTTTTAAGTTTTGCGAACTTTCAAAAATATTTTTTGTTTAGCGCATGAAAAATTATAATTTGTCATATAAGGTTCGCAGATGTAAAAGGATGTATGGCAAAAAAGAAATCTAGAAGAATAAATAGTTACAACAAACCCAAGCTGGTCAAACAGGCTGTTAAGTTTCCATACAAGCGTGTACGTATTGATTGGATTGATATTATTACTGAAGGCGGCTGGGGTAGTGTTAAAGAGTTTAAAGATATGAAACTAGCTACACCTGTGAGTGAAGGGTGGTTGTTTAGTAAAGATAAAGATACTGTAAGAATATTTGCAGGTTACGATGTTGATGATGACGGTTCTATTTCGTTTTCTGAGAGGTCTGTGTTTCCAACTTCTTGTGTGAAGAAGATAACTCGGATTCATTAGGTGTCACATTTATCAGAGAGCCGTAGTCGTCTAAAATCTGTTTCATCTTTGCTTCTAGTTCTTGTTCTGACATGTCTTCTAGTTTCCCAGTTTTTATTATTTTTCTGTCTATGTATAGTCCTGCTGCCTTGCCTCTGTTTGCTTCAGCATTTACAGCAGAAGAGAAAGAACCTTTTTTCAAAGCAGCTTCTCTGAGTCTAGCAAGTTCTGCTAAATGTCCTTCGTAAGTTACTTCATGTTTTCTTAATCTTTCTTCTTTTAGTTCACCAATATACTTAACTACAAGAGGTGAGTATTTTGGATTAGTTAGTTCTGATCCTTCTCTCATTGCTCTGTCCTTACTGTAACCAGCAGCGATAGCAGCCTCACGTTTAGTCATTGGTCCTTCTGGTCCACCAAATACTAAATACTCAGCGAAGCGTTGTTGCATTTCTGTTAATCTTTTTGGAACACCCATGTTGACAATTTAAGGGAACTATCCTATAAAGTCAATATGAAAGATGACAGAGGAGATAACGATCTTGAGGTTGTAATTGATAAACTCACTAAACAAAAAGAACTATTGCAGTTTAAATGTAGACAGGCAGGAGATACTATAAAAGGTTATCAGATGTTAGTTGAAGAACAGAAAAAAGATATTTGGAATTTAAAAAAAATATCACAAGAGAATGAAAAAAATATAAATTTGTTGCAAGGTTATAAAAAAGTGATAGAGGATTTATCTATCAAGTTAAGAAAAAATTCATGAGAGTACAAGACTTGCAGTTGTTTCTAGGCAACTTTACGAAAGGTTCTGATGCAGTAAAAAATGCTGTCATCTACGTAGAGATAAATGGAAAACTACATGCTATTCGAAGAATGGAAGTACATGAAAATGCTACTCCTATCATTGGTCAGCCTGGTCATAGTGCACACAGATTAGTTTTAAAAACTGAAAAACCATCGAGTCTTATCTTACCTGAAAAGCTTCAACGGGACTACTAAATTCCCTTGAAACCAGAGGCCAAATTTTATGCAAAAGTTAAAAAAACTATTAAAAATATTTCGTGGATTAGACTGGAAAATAATAGCTTACTTGGTACTCCCGATCTATTGGGGTATAATAATTCTGGGCACTTTTTCACTGTAGAATTAAAGGTCTGTAGAGGGAATAAAATAAGGTTCTCTCCACATCAAATAGCCTTCCATGTAAGGCATCCACACAATACATTCATCATGGTAGAGGCCCTTGGTCCGGGTACCGTGAAACTTTTCCGTGGTTCAAGAATCATGGAGCTTGAAGCTTGCGGCTTGAAGCTTGAGGCTTGTTGCTCAGGGCTTGAGGCTTGTGGCTTGCTGCTTGAGGAGCTTGGAGCTTGAAGCT